ACCACGGTTGGCGCCCGGTTCAATTTCCACAATGACCCGGCGCAGGCGGAGTCCAACTATCATTTCGAGAACAGCCGGATCGGCTGCATTTTTGATCGCAACGCGACGAAGCACGACACGTTCAGCGAACAGGCGCTGCACACCGGCGGGTGGGAGGTTTCCTACGGTGTGCGCCAGCGGGACACATTCTCGGCAGACCGTTTCCAGGGCGTCATTACGGCGAACTTCCCGCACGATTTCGTGGGGCTGAATGTCGTCAAGGGCGCGCTGACGCCGGGTGTGACGATCAACCTTCGATATGAACTCGACAAGAGCGGCGAGAGCCATCTGGCCGACAAGAGCGGCGGCGGCGACTATCGGCTGACGGACGAGAGCTTTGCGTGGCGCCTGCGGACCCTGCCGGCAAATTACCCTGCCGACCTCGACGGCGCGTTGCGCGGCACGGTCATGCACGCAGGCGCCTGGGGAGTGGCACCGGCCGATGCGCCGGAGGAACTGGCGCCGGACAATGCGGCGCATGCACATACGGCGGAAGAGGGCGGGCTGGACGTTTTCGCGGACGACCTCGCGCCCGCCGCCGCGATCCACGCGCACACCGCGACACAGGGCGGCTTGCAGATCGGCGCAGTCGACCTTGCACCTGCCGCCGCTGTCCATTCGCACACAGCCAGCCAGGGCGGGCTGCAGCTTGGCGCGGTTCAGATCGTGCCGGCGGCGGCGATCCATGCGCACATTGCCGGGCAGGGACTCGTCTATTCGCCATCAGAGCAGGCACGGGTGCCGCTTCGCACGCTCATCGTTCGCAGCGGTTAAGAGCCGATGAGCAAGGTTCTGAAAGTTTTCGCGCTGGTCGGCAGCGTGGTTCTTTCCGTTTTCGCGCCACCTATCGGCGCGGCGCTGTCGAAGGTGCTCGGCGTCTCGCTGTCGGTCGCCAAGGCAATCACGACAGTGGCGGGCGGCGCGTTGGCGATCATCGGCACCAGCGGCCGCGCGCGCTCGCCTGTTGCCAGCCTGCCAGACCTCGACCGGCTGAATCTCACATCGGTGGCAGCAGCGCCGCGAAAACTCGTTTTCGGGACGACTGCCATGGCGGCCGACCTCCGATACACCGAGCCGAGCGGCACCGATCAGCGTTTCGTCGACGCCATCATTCATCTGGCGAGCCATCGCTGCACGAGCGTTGACGAGATTCGCATTGGCGACAAGGTGGCGTGGACCAGCGCGGGCGGCGTGCAGGGAATTTTCGTCGGCTTCATGACTGTGGAAGTCATCCTTGAGGCCGGGCCATCGAATTTCCACACTGTGAATGCCGGCACTGGCTGGGGCAGCGCGCAGCGCATGACCGGCTGCTGCACGATGAAAATGCGCTTCGACCGGCAGGGCACCAAGCGCGCCGACAGCCCATTCGCCGCCGGGGTGCCGCAGCAGGTGCTGACGATTGGCAAGGGCATGCCGCTCTACGATCCGCGCCGGGATTCGACGGTGCCGGGCGGTTCAGGCCCGCACCGAATCAACGACCAGTCGACGTGGCAATTCTCTGACGGCGCCACCGACCTCGGCAATAACCCGGCGCTGCAGGCGCTGGCGTGGCTCATCGGCTGGCGGGTGATGGGGCAGGTCTCGGTCGGCCTGGGCCTGCCGCCGGCGCGTATCAATCTCCAGCAGTTTGCCGCCGCCGCCAATGTCTGCGACGAAAATATCGCCCTGCAGGCAGGCGGCACGCAGAAGCGCTATCAGGGCGCCGGCCTCTTTGCCGACAATTCGCCGCCTTTTGAGGTGATGGAAGCCTTTGCATCTTCCGTCGCCGGCTGGTGGGATGACAGCAGCGGGCGCATCGGCCTCTTCCCGGCCGTCAACGACCTGGCCGGACCGCTGGTCCAGTTTGGCGACGACGACATTCTGTCGGGTGTCGAGTGGGATCCATTCCCGGAGATCACCGAGGTCTACAATGTGGCACGCGGCGTCAATCCGGACCCGCGCCTGCCAGCCAATTTTCAGCCGACCGACTATCCAGAGGTGAGGATTGCCAGCACGGATGGCATAGACCGATTTCTGCAGGCGAATTTTGCGCTGGTGCAGGACAAGGCCCGCGCGCAGAGGCTTGCCAAGCAGGCGCTACAGCGGGCGCAGTATCGCGGGGTCGCGCGCCTGACCCTCGGCATTCGCGCGTGGCAGATTTATCGCGGTCAGCCCATCGCGCTGTCTTTCGGCGGCCTTGGCTGGTCGCAGAAGCTCTTTCGCGTCGAGAGCTGGGCCGCGCAGCTCGACGGATCAGTGATTGTCACCCTGCGCGAGGAAAACGCATCCATCTATTTATGGGACCGCGAGGAAGCACCAAGCCCGGCGCCTGCGACTCCGGTTGTTTACGACCCGAAGAATAACCCCTTTCTGGTCACGGTGGGCAGTCAGATCGGCGTGGACGATGGCGCGACCCGCAATATCTACCGGGGCGCATGGTCGAGCCTGCCAAATGGCACGGAATTCATCATCGGCGACGAGGTGCTCGACCAGAACGCGCTCTGGACTCCGGCGGTCAATCACACAAAAACGGCCGGCAACGGGCCGCCGACTCTGCCGACGACAAGCAATGCGACCTGGACCCTCAAGCTGCAGTCCGGTGCAGGCGCGCCGGGCCTCAATACGGCAACCGCCGTTCTCTACGGCCGGGCCGCATCCGCGCCAGCGCTGCCTACAGGAAGCATCGATTACACATTCGCGACCGGCGCCATGACGGGCGTTCCGGCGCATCTTTTCACCTCGCCGCCCGGTCCTGCGGCTGGCCAGAAACAATGGCGCACGCAGGCGCCGATCGCGGGCGTCAATGCCACCGAGACCATTGCGCCGGCCAGCTGGTCGGCATTTGTCGAATGGGTGAAGGACGGCGATCCGGGCCTTAGCGTGGCAGAGCTGACCGTCTATCGCCGCGCGTCCGCGCCTCCTGCCGCGCCATCGGGCGGCAGCTTCAACTTCTCGACGCAGGTGCTGACTCCGCCGGCGAACTGGTCGGCAGGCATCCCGGCCAATGACGGCAACCCCGTCTATGCAGCTATTGGCATTGCAAGCGTGGTCGGCACGACTGGCAGCGCGACACCGACATGGGGCGCGCCGGTGCTGGCCTTGCAGGACGCGCAGGCAGTCAACGCCATTTTCCGGCGCGCGGCGACACAGCCAGCCACGCCCTCGCCATCGGCAGGCATTCCAGCGGGCTGGTCGGACACGCCACCGGCTGGCAGCGATCGGCTTTGGGTGTCCTACGGCAGTCGCGCGTCCCCGGTCCTGAATTGGACCTGGGGCACTCCTGCGCCTGTGGAGGGGCTGGTCGGCGTCTCGACACGCACCGTTTTTCGCCGGTTTGCCACGCTGCCCGATACACCAGACCCATCGCCCGATACGCCCGGCGGCTGGTATGCGACGACGAACGCTGTTCCGGCAGGCTCCGAGCCAATGTGGGCCAGCACAGGCGAGCGGCCTCTTGGCGGTGGCAATTACGTCTGGGGCACGCCGGTCCGCCACGAGGCGATCACGGCAGTGCAGACGGGCGGCGGCGAGATTCTGCCGGAGGGCACTCCTTCGCCGGAGATCAAATTCACGCTCGGCCCCGGCGAAAGCCGAATCGTCAGGGGCGATGCAATTTACCTAGCGCCGGTCACGAGCGGCAGTCTGGCGGTGCAGATCGAAAGCGGCCCGGCTGGCGGCTCGTGGAGCTCAAGCACCGGCGCGGCGGCATTTTTCAACACTTTTGAGCCGGCGGTTGCGGATCATTCCATCACGGTCACCAACCCGGACACGGTGGCGCAGCTCTTTCGGGTGCGCGGGCAGATTATCGTGTATAGCGGCGATCCAGGACCGCGTCAGGTGGCGGCATCCATTTTGACAGTCTAGTAGGGCAGCGGGGTCGAGATGGAGAAAAAGATGACCGACCCGAAAACGGATTGGAGCGCGCGCGCACCTTCGATCACGCTCCTGCTCGCCCTGCTTGGCATCCTTTGGGGTGCGGCGCAGTCATTCCGGCAGCTTGAAGAGCACAATAGGCGCATTGCGGCCATCGAGAGCACGATGAGCGCCGACACATATTTGAGGCAGCAGAACGCCGAACGTCTTGCGCGCATCGAAGAAAGCCTCGCCTATCTTGTGCGCGATAACGAGCGGCAGAAAAGGGACCGTCAATGAGTTCTTTTCTGCCATTTCTGCTGTCGTGGCTGGCGCTGGCTGGCGCGCTGCTTCTGCGGCCCGACTGCTATTTGCACCAGCTGCTTTCGGCAGTCTGGCATAGGCTTTGGCACGGAGGATGACATGAGCGAGCCCCGTTTTGCAGGCGTCACGCTGGCCGATGTGCAGGCGCTGCAGCGCGCGGTCGGCGTCAATCCGGACGGCATCTATGGGCCGGCCACCCATCGCGCGGTGATGGCGAAGGTCGCACCTGCTGCACCCGCTGCGCCACCGGACGGCAAGCGGCGCGTTGACGCGCGGGCCATCGCGCTGCTGCACCATTTCGAAAGCTGCAAGCTGACGGCCTACCGCTGCCCGGCTGGCGTCTGGACCATTGGCTGGGGCAATACGCGATATGAGGATGGCAGCCCGGTCAAGCCGGGCGACCGCATCTCGCAGCAACGCGCCGATGCGCTTTTTCGCAACATCCTTGCCACTTTCGAGGACGGCGTGAGCCGCGCCGCGCCAAAAGCGACAGATCACCAATTCGGCGCCATGGTCTCTCTGGCCTACAATATCGGGCTGGCGGCATTTGGCCGGTCGTCGGTCCTGCGCCACCACAATGCAGGCGCGCACGACAAGGCGGCAGACGCTTTTCTGCTCTGGAACAAGGCGGGCGGCAAAGTCCTGCCCGGACTGGTCCGCAGGCGCAATGCGGAGCGGGCGCTGTATCTGGGCGATTTTGCGGCCTTCAATCGGACGTTCGGATTTGAGCAATGAAATGGAATTTCAGGCGGATCATCGGCCTCATTGTCGTGGTCGGCGGGCTGCTTATCATTTCCGGCCTGCTCTTTTTGCCGCTCGACAAGAGCACGATCCCCGCCGAGGTCTGGGGCATTCTCGGCGCGGTCATTGGCTGGGGCGGAAGTGTCATCGGCTACGAATTTGGCAGTAGCAGCGGTGGCCGGGCGCTGGCGCTGCGGCAGATCGAGGAGGACGAGGAATGACATTTTTCGCGAAAATCCGGGCGATGATCCGGCGCGTGGACGCGCGCATCTGGCTCGGGCTGGGCGTCGCGCTGCTGCTCGTGGTCGCCTATACGCAGGTCAGAGCGGCCGGATTCCGGGCGGGCTATGCATCGCGCGACGGTGAGGTGGCGGTGCTGGTGAGCGACCTCCGCCAGGCGCGCGCCAATGCGGCGGCGCTGGAAGATGCAGTAGCCCGGCAGAATGCGGCCGTCGCCGAGATCGAGGCGGCCGGGCAGGCAGCGCGCAGGGCGGCGGAGGAGGCGCGGCGGCAGGCGGACAGCGAGCGGAGATCGACCGAGGCGCTACGCGCGCGGCTGGCCGCAGCCTCGCGCGCCTCGGGTGCGGCGCCGGAGCCGGCAGACCCTTTGACCATTGAGGCATGGGAGATGCTGAAATGAAATGGGCAGTTTTCGCGGCGCTGCTGCTGGCCGGCTGCGCGACGACACGGCCGGAGCCAATCGTGCGGACGGTCGAGGTGAAGGTGCCGGTGCCGGTCGCATGCGTCGAGCGGGTGCCCGAGATGCCCGGCGGCCTTGGCGATATGCCCGCGACCGACAAGGCCCGGCTGGCGCGCGCGCTGGAGCGGCTGCTTGAGTGGCGCGCCTATGGCATCGAAGCAGACGGCATCATGCGCGCCTGCACCAGACCCTAGCAGGATCATGATGGCTATTCTGACAGCAACCTGCGCGACATTTGTTGCGACGCTGAATATGGCTCAACCTGGAGACGTAGTTCACCTGCCGCAGCAGCCAACGCGCTGCGGCTATATCCGCATTCACAATGTGAAGAAGGCAGGCCCTGGCGTCGGGGTGGAGATCGCCCCTACCCAGCGCATCGGCCTGCACATCACTGCTTCGGAGGGGCTGCACTTCAACGGCGGCCATTTCGAGGGCGCGGCCAGCTCGTGGGATTTGCGCTGGTCGCTCTCGGGCATCTATGTTCGTGGGGCCTCGCGTTTGAGTTTCCGCAACGCCACCTTCGGCCACCCTGAAAGCCAAACGCAGATCATGGCCTATCTGCACGATGTGACCGACCTTGAGATCAGCGGCTCGCGATTCCAATGGGCGACATCCGACGGCATCATGGTGCGCGACAGCGAGCGGCTGCGCTTCACCGACAACATCTTTTTCGCCAATGGCGCCCTTCAGCCCATCTGCACCTGGCCGGACGGGCGTGAGGAGATTGTGCTCAACCCGACCCGCTGCCGCAACGGCGGCGGCACCTGGGTCGATGGCTCGCACCCGGACGGAATCCAGATGTTCTCCAATGTCCAGGATGTGCTGATCGCGCGCAACCGCTTCGACGGCTTCATGCAGGGCGTGGGCTGGCACGGCGCGGCTGGCGAGCGCGGGATACGCCGCATCTGGGTCGTCGACAATGAGGTCCGCACCACCTACGGCTGGGGCGTCAAGCTCGACACCGAGAACAGCTTCGCGCGCGGCAACCGCCTCGGCTGGCCGGCCGCCCACCCCAACCCCGAAGGCTGGCCGACCATGCTGGCCGTCAACCCCGCCAGGGGCGGCGTGGCCTGCGAAAATGTGCTGCTCGCCAACGGCAGCTTCCACCCCTGGGGCTCCCCATGGGATCAGCCCTGTTCCGCTGTGACCCTGCCGCCAGAGCCCGCTGCGCCCCAGGGCCTGCCCGACCCCGATGTTGACTGCTGGTGCCTGCCGAGCCGGTCGAGGGAATAGGCGGTCATTTCAGGCGCTCCACCTGAAATCAAAAATCGTGCCAAGTCTCTCTGCCGCCATAGCCGCATAGTCCGGGTTCAGCTCGATCAGCATCGCGTTCCGTTGCAGCCGGTCGGCGACGAGCCCGGTGGTTCCAGCGCCAGCGAAAGGATCGAGGACTGTGCCCCCAATCGGGCAGCCGGCCTTGATGCAGGGCTCGATCAGGTCGGGAGGAAAAGTGGCAAAGTGGGCGCCCTTGAAGGGCATCACAGGCACGGTCCATACGCTGCGCCTGTTGCGGGTTTGGCGCGCGCCGATCTTGTGCAGGCTGGCTGACGTCCGGTGCCTGATTGCGCCTGACGCGAAAGCGCGGCCGTTCTTGGTCGGCTTTGTATTGCCGGGCGCGTCACCTGTCGCCGGCTCCGCAATCGCGCCCGCATCAAAATAGTATCGCGGCCGCTTCGACAGCAGGAACAGATACTCATGCGCCTTCGTGCAGCGGTCCCCCACGCTCTCCGGCATTGGATTCGGCTTGTGCCAGATAATATCCTGCCGGAGATACCAGCCATCGGCCTGCAGGGCGAAGGCCACGCGCCACGGAATGCCGATCAGGTCTTTGTGTTTCAGGCCGATGCTGGCTGCGTTGCGTGTTGGATTGTATCCGTCGAACCTGGATCGGTTGACGCGTTCGCCACGCTCTGTCCGCCCGGACTTGCCGCCCGCAAGTGTCTCAGCCGGTTGATGGGTGCCGCCACGAGCGGCTGCATAGCTATCCCCCAAATTGAGCCAAAGCGTCCCGTCATCCCGCAACACGCGCCGCGCCTCGCGGAACACCGCGACCAGTTCGGCCACATAGGCGTCCGGCGTCTGCTCCAGCCCGATCTGGCCATCGACACCATAATCGCGCAGGCCGAAGTAGGGCGGACTGCTAACGATGCAGTGCACGGATTGCGCGGGCATGGTCGGCAGCACCGCGCGACAGTCGCCATTGAGAATTTGCACGGTCATTTCAGGCGCGCCACCTCGGCCTCAAGATAGGCGATGCGATCCAGAAGCTCCGGCAGCGCATTCACAGCGGCCGCGACGAGGGCTGCATTGGCGTCTTTCTCGGTCTGCAGCTCCATCGGCCACCACGGCATCTTGCAGATCGTCGCCTGCCCATTGTCCGCGACGACCCATTCTCCGCAGTCGCTGACCGCCCACGGTCCGGGCGAGGCACTGGCGAGGAGTTTTCTTAGTTCATTGGTCATCGTCAGCCTCTTCGACGCTGCTAATCCGCTGCACGGCATCCGCCGCAGCGGCTGCGAGCGCTTCATACATCTGGCGGTCGCCTGACTTCACCGCCTGCCAGTCGTCACGCATCGCGCGGATTGCGGCGAGGTCGGCCGCGTCGGCAGCCTCTTTGATGGCCTTCTGCAGCCGATCGACTGCGACCTGATGCGGCGGCTCTTCCTCTGCCGCCGGGGCCGCGCCCTCCCCGGCGGTCTGCTTCGGCACCATTGCGGGCGACGATGCGCCCGGCGCGGAAAGAGGCTGAATGGTAATCGCCTGCACCCTTTTCTTCGATGCAGGCAGCGCCATCTGCACCGGCCGGTCGATGTGGCTTGCGGCCTCGATCCTGATTCCTCCGACCTGCAGCCCGCCATATTGCACGGTCGGGTCTCGGAAGAGCTTCAACTGGCGCCCGGCGTATGTCGATGTGTCGGCACCCCAGATGCGGATCAGGGCGCGGCGCATCGTCTTGCACGGACGCCAGGGCCGGCCGTCATCGCCCTCGAAATGGACCTCGACGGGCTGCTCGGCGCTGTCTCTGCCGGTCACGCGCGTGATGGTGATGACGCGCGGGCCTGCGATCAGGTCTTCCGCGTTGAGCTGGTCGCTATTCGCGGCCACGAATTTCGAAAGATCGACCATTGGGCGTCTCCTAAATGACCATTTCCCGCTCTTGGCGGTCAGTCGGAATCATCCCGCGCGAGGCGGTCTCAAAATCGCCGACCATTACCTCGATCCGCGCTTCGGCCGTGCTCACGGCATCGGCGATGCGCGCGCGCCACTGGTCATCCGGCTCGACCCGGCGCACAAAGAGCGGCAGGCCAGCCGAATAGCTCACGAAGTCAATCCACGCGCGCCCGGTGACCAGTAGCGCCGTATGCAGCTGCGGCAGATACTCGGCGGGCACATCGTCGGCCAGAATGGTCTGCACCTGATAGCGAGCGGCGCGCGACTTGATTTCGATCAGCCCATCGTCTCCCACAAGTCCGTCCGGGCTGTAGCCTACAGTCGCGCGACCGACGCGGCGCGTGACGAAACCGCATTCAGCTACCGGCGCGATTTTTTCCCGATAGATTTCGCGCGCGACGATTTCATCGGCATAGCCTCGCAGCATCGCGTCGCTGACATACTGCGGCTCGATTTCGCCGGTGATGCGCTGCGCGGCGAGCTCATAGAGGTGTGCGCGCGCCTTGTCGTTTTCCGCCGCCTTTCCGGTCGGCGTAAGCAGTAGCCGCATGGTGCTCGCCGTAATCATCCCGCATCGCAGCGCCAGCCATTCGGGCGATCCTTGTTGCAGGTCCCGGTGATACGTGGGCTCGCTCATGCCTTCGATCCTTTCACGAGAATTTCAGCGCGCAGGGTGTCGTCGAGCACCATGATGTGTGCCGGCTCGCCAATGTGCGCCGCGCACCACTCGGCAGCGGCGCGGCGCGCGTCACCCTCATCGCCATTGAGCCAGAGGATGCGCGGCTCTGGCTCAAACACGATCACGCAGCAGCGCGGGGCAGCCGGCGCGCTCATTGGAAAAGCACCGGCAGTTTTGGCACGTGCCGCGCCATGGCGAAAACCAGAAGGCCGATAGCTGCCCACATGACGACGCGCGCGACCATTTCGCGCTGCCGCCGGACGCGCGAGGCCCATTCAGGAGGGATGGGCTGCTCGCCGTAGCGATAATGGCATCGAGGGCGTCTCATTTCAGCATCTCTCGCGTCTCTGCGATATGCTCGCGGGTGCAGGCGTAATCCTCCACCGCGATCACGCGCCGCCAGCGCTCGGCCTCCTCGCGCACGTGCCATGCATCGCAGCAGGCAAGCAGAGCCTGCGCGAGCGTGACGGGCCGGCCGGCGGCATCTTCAAGCATGCCGAGGGCGTGCTGGTGGATTTGTTCGAGATACGTCACGTCACTTCCTTTCATGGTCAGACACGCAAGGTCGAAACAAAGGAAAGCACCTCCAGTTCACGCCGAAGCTCCTTGCGGCGCCACCCGGCGGCCTCTTCCCATGCGCGCACGCGGTCGGGATGGCTCATCCGCAGAGCTTCCAGACGGGCCGGCCAAGGCGCCGGTGAGTGCGCGGGCATGTCGTGCGCCGCTTCCAGTTCAGGGCTCGCGTTCGGCGTGTGTTGCTGCCTCTCTGGCGAGACAATCGGCCTGTTGGGGTCGATGTCGACCCGTCCAGCGAGATAATCCACCGCCAGCCCGACCGCCCACTTCCAGGACTTGTAGCGATCCAGCCTCACCTCGATGTGGCACACCTCGGCGCGATCACCGTCGTGGCTAACGCGGTCCCAGCGATGGGCGGGATTCGGGTGGTCGCTAATCCTGATGGCGATCTCGTCTCCGGCTTCCGATGTCGCGTAGACATAGCGGCTGCTGGACTTCCGGCTTGCCGAGACATCGACCTCGTAGCCTTGGGCCTCAAGGTCTGTTGCGATCCCGCTGGCGGCTTTGGCGATCAGGCGTTGCATCGTCTGCTCCTCTTCTCTGTCCACGCGCCCATTATACGGGTTGCGGAAGCGGATGCAAGCGAAAAATACGGCTTGCGAAAAAAAAATCGCGCGCTATCATCCGCGCCCATGGACCAGAATGACATCCTCGACCGGCTCGCCCGTCATGGCGCTGTGACCGGCCTCGCCCGCGCGCTCGGAATCCCGGTCACCACCGTGCACGAATGGAAGAGGCGCAGGCGGATTCCGTCCTGGCGCATCGAGGCGGTGCGGGCAGCGCTGGCAGCCCAGCAGGAGGAGGCAAAAAAATGACCGCTCTTACCGCAGCTCAAGCGGCGTTCTGCGTGCTGCTGTTCGGCGCCGGCTCTGTGACCACCGTAGCCGTTCAGGAGGCAAGAAAGGCGCCTGCCGCCAAGGCATCGAAGCCCGCGCCAGCCGCGAAGGCCCGGCCTGCGAGTGTCAAGCCGCGCGCCCAGCTGCCGCGCGAGCCGCACTGCATTCAGGTCTGGCCGTCTGTTGTCGTGCCTGACCTGCGACCGATCGAGATTACACCATTCGGGCAGGGTGCCACGCCTCTTCTCGCCCTGTCCGAAGGCCCCGGCGGTGCAATCCTCCTTCCGCCGCCGGGGCCGACTATTCCGCCTGCGCTGCCTGCGATTCCGGAGCCTGACGCATGGGCGATGCTCATTGCCGGTTTTGGGCTTGTCGGTCTGGCGATGCGGCGGCGCGGCAGGCAGGAGGGCGCGGCGTGACTGCACCCAGTGTCACGCGCCGGCAGCTCTCGGCGATCCGCGACGGTGTGCGCGCGGGCAAATCCTACAAGGAGATAGCCCGCGAAATGGGCATAGATTACGAGACCTTGCGCTACTACGTGCAGAAGTATCATTGGCAGCACTCCGCCGAAGCGCGAAAGGCCATTCGCAGCCGTGCCAGCCTGAATTCGCGGCAGTCTGTGCCAGAGGGGCCGCGCTACAAGGCCGAGAGCCTCTGCGCAGCCGAGATCATGGCGAAGCGCGATGCCATCAGGGGCAGCGCCGCGCTTCTTGCCGCCTTGCAGCGCGCCGGTTTCGCGCCTCGGCCGGGCCAATGACTGGCGAGTGTCTGACGCCGCGCGCCTGCACCCGCGCGCGCATTGCCGACATTGCCACGCGGCACGGCGTGGCGCCTGACGAGGTGATGGGCAGCAGCAGGCGGGCGACTGTCTCGCGCGCCCGGCAGGCAGTCATGGCAGACCTGCGCGCGCGTGGCTGGTCAAGCGTCAAGATCGGCCGGCTGCTGCATCGTCATCACACCACCGTCCTGCACGGGATAGCGGCGCACGAGGCGCGCTCTGGTCGGCTGGATGCGTAAGGCCGCAAAGCGAGACATCGCCGAGCCGGCCATTGTCACCACGCTGCAGCTGCTCGGCTGCTCTGTGCTGCGGCTCGACCAGCCTGTGGACCTGCTGATTGGCTATCGGGGCGTCACGCATCTGGTCGAGGTCAAGACGCCGCGATCGAAGGCGTCTGGCACTGCGCGCGGTCGGCTGACTGGCGGGCAGGCTGCATTCATGGCGGATTGGCGCGGCGAGCCGGTCGAGCTGCTCTGGACTCCGGCCGACGCTGTGGCGCTGGTGAAGCGGTGGGAGACGGGGGCGTGACGAAGCTACAGGCAGCCGTCTCGCTTCTCCTGCGCGCGATGCCCCCCAAGGAATGGAAGGCAATCGATGGCTGACTTTCCTGCCCTCCCGCTGTGGACAGACGCCTATCTGTCAGACACCCGCGAGCTATCGACGCTGGAGCACGGCGCCTATCTGCTGCTGCTCATGACGGCGTGGCGGACGGCCGATTGCAGCCTTCCAGACGATGACAGACTGCTTGCCAGATGGGCGGGTCTGGACAGGCGGACGTGGGCGCGCGTGCGGCCCATCATGGAGCGGCTCTGGACGATTTCCGAAGGCCGATGGACGCAGAAACGCTTGGCCAAAGAGCGGTTTTACGTCAACAAACTTGCATGCGCTCGGCGCGCGAGCGGACATGCTGGCGCGCGCGCCAAGGCCTTGAAAAAAAAGGAGGCGCGCTTAGCAAAGCTTGAGCGAAGCTTAAGCAAAACGGAAGCACCCACACCCACACCCAATTCAGTAGATACATCTAAAGATATATCTACTGGCGTTCCGCCCGATTTTCATGATCCCGACAAGGCGCTCTGGGACGCTGGCCGAGCGCTGCTGAAAGAGGCCGGGAAAAGCGACGCGGCGGCGCGCTCGATCATTGGCAAATGGCTCAAGCTCCACGGCCGCGAGGCGACGGCCATTGCGCTCGGGCGAGCCAAGCGCGAAGGCGCCATTGAGCCGGTCAGCTTCGTCGAGGCCTGCTTCAAGGCGGCAGCGCGCGCCAAGGCCGACGCGGACGATGCACCGCGATGGGCGGGCTTCTGATGTGGCAGCCCAGCCGCGCCGGCAAGCAGCTCTGCCCGGAATGCAGCCACACGCGCCGCCACAAGCGCGATCCATGCCTTAGCGTCACCGCCATCGAGGGCGGCTACGTTTGGCACTGTCACCACTGCGGATTTTCAGGAGCGACCAAAGATGGACTTCCACCCCCGGCACATCGAATGGATAGAAGCGCGCGGCCTAGATCCGTATCTCGCGGCCCGTCTTGGCATCTGCACGCACCGCGAGCGCGATGCGGCGTGGATCAGGATTCCGTATCGCGAGGCGGGGCGCGAGGTGAATGCCAAGTATCGGCTGACGAGCGAGAAGCGGCACCGGATGGAGCCGGGCGCGCCGCTGGTCTGGTGGAATCTCGACTGCCTGGAAGCGGATGCGGTCCGCGAGCCGTCAAGCCCGGTCATCATCACGGAGGGCGAATGGGATGCACTGGCGGCGATGCAGGCGGGATTCGTCCACGTGCTGTCGGTCCCCAACGGCGCCCCAGCCGCACCGACTGATGCCGAGCTGACGCCGGAGGGCGATGCCGAGCGGTGGCGCTTCTTCTGGCGAGGTCGGCCGTGGACCGATCGGGTGGCGCGCTTTGTCATCGCGACCGACGCCGACGCGCCCGGCCAGGTGCTGGCGAGCGAGCTGGTTCGCCGGCTTGGCGTCCACCGCTGCCTTTTCGTGACCTATCCGACCGGCTGCAAGGACTTGGGCGACGTGCTCCTCGAGTGCGGGGTGGCTGGCGTTGTCGAGGTCATCGGCGGCGCGCGACCCTATCCGGTGCGCGGGCTCTATCGGCTCGACGACTTCCCGCACCCGCCACCGCTTCGGCCAATGCATATCAGGATTCCGCACATCCACGACGCGTGGCCTGTCGTGCCGGGGACGCTCTCGGTTGTGACGGGCTACGCCGGGCAGGGGAAGACATCGCTGATTCTCGCCTGCATGGCCGACCTGATGGACCAGGGCGTGAGCGTCACCATCGGCTCTTTCGAAACTTTGCCGCGCCCTATCCTCGAGAATGCGCTGCGCGGTCACCTCATCGGCAAGTCGTCCGGCATGATGTCCGACGCCGAGCGCGCCGAGGCCGATGCGATTCTGGCCGAGCGGCTCACGGTGATTGCCCAGATGCCGGACAGCGACGAGGCAGAGATGAACCTTGACGATGTGCTGGACCTCGCGGCAACCGCGGTTCTTCGCGACAGTTGCCGGGTCGTCCTGCTCGACCCGTGGAATGAGATCGAGCACAAGAGACGGCCGGACGAAAGCGAAACGGAATATACGGGCCGCGCGATCAGGGCGATGAAAAGATTTGCGCGCCGCTATGACGTGGCGCTAATCCTCGTGGCACATCCGCGCAAGCCTGAAACGACTGGCGGAAACATCAAACCGCCCAGCCTTTACGACATCAGCGGGTCTGCAAATTGGGCGAATAAAGCGGATTACGGTATCGTCATCTATCGGCCGGACCGCGACCAGCCGCGCGTCAAGGTGGACGTGACCAAGGTGCGAATGGGTCTGCCCGGCCGGATGGGAAGCTTCGAACTGGTATGGGACTGGCGGTGCAGCCGATACGAGCGCGCGGCAACCGTGCATGACCTCGGCGAATAAAATCGACGCTATGGGGGTAAATCTGCCCACACAGCGCGAAAACGGGAGCGCCGGGTATCTGGTAGCGGGCAGATGCTTTCGGCGCTGTATGGGCTTTTAAACGGCTCGCGGCGAATCTTAAAAAAAAATGCGGAATGCGAAAAAAACTGTTGACGGGGGCCAACGGCCCGCTTATAAGGGACACATCAACGGGGCGCTGCCCCACAGACGGGAGACTGGAAATGGAAAATCTCATCCGCGAATTCGGCGCCGAGGGCACCCTTTCGAAGCTTCTTGAAGAGCTGCAGGCCATGACCGAACTTCTGCCGGCCGACACTGTCACCGAAAGCGGCGATCAGATGCTTGATCGCCTTGAGCCTCTGATTTACGCCGCAATGTCAGTCGCCCATGACTGGGACAGGGAGGTTCGGCGCAACGGCTTGCCGGTCGGCCGCTTCTGATTTGCAACGGAGCGCGCGGCCCTATATGACCCCCACCACATTCCGCTGTATTCGCCACGGGCTGGGCCTCTCGCAGAGGGGCCTAGCCGCACGTCTGCGGGTGGAGGATGTCCGCACGATCCGCCGCTATGAGACGGGCGAAAGGAAGATTAGCGGGCCGGTCTCTCTGCTGATGGAAATGTGGGCAGCCGAGGCAGGATTGGCAGAGGAATGACAAGAAAGCCGCGCCCGCGCCGGCGCTATCTCACCAAGCGCGCGGCCCAGCTCGTCACGGGCGCCGGCTCTGCATCGGCTGATGGGCTGGCCGCGCCCGAGGGCTTCGAGCGCTGGCACGTGCTCGACAGCGAGGGCAGGCCTTCAACAGTCCTGCGGCGCGTCGATAATCTTGCGCGTCTCAAGGCATCGCTTGGCGCAGATCGGGTGAACGCACTTGTTGCGTTGAGATCGGCAACAGAAGCACGCGAGCGTGGCATTGCGCCGCGATCCTGTCTCAATGTCAGCCCAGGCGCCGGGCCCGATGGCTATTTGGCGCTCATGCAGCAGCGTTTGGACTTCGACAATCTCTGCGATCAGATGTGGGCCGCGATCCCAGCCGAATGTCACGGCACCGTCAGCGCAATCGTGGTGCACGGCTGGACCATATCGGCACTTGCGCGCCATCGCGGCGGCCGGCTGATACTGCAACAGCAGATCGTCTGCCGGCATCTCGAGGCAGCTGCGGATGCCATTAACCTCCTGCTCGACCGGCGCTTTGGCCGCGCGAGCCTACGCTTGGCATAGCGAAAGCTTTTGACACGGGAATCAGCAGCGATTACATGCGCGCACCGTGTCATCTTGCGCCTTGAGGACAGAACCTCGGGCGCTTTTCCTTTGTCCTGATTGGTCACAAAAGGGGGATGGGCGGGCTAAAAACCTGAAATCGCTCGCGAAATTAAC